CAGCACGCATACCTGGCTTAGTATAATTACCTGCAGCATTAACTTTAGATTTAGTTTTTTTCTTTGCTACCATTTGACTTTATCCGCCCAGTAAGCCGCAGACATTTTGCCCTTGGCGATGTTCTTAGCATGACGTGCTTTAAATGATGCTTGACGTTTTGTAGGCTGCCTGTCACCAGTAACACCCTGCTGACCAAAGCGAATAGTTTTGACCTTGTTTCCTTCTTTAGCCACAACTACGTGTGATTTTGTTGGATGATTTGGTGTGCGCTTAGGCTTGTTAAAGCCTGACACTCCTGCTCGCTTTAGTCTAGGGTCTGACATTATCCTTTAACCTTCTTTAAACGTGGATTTTTTTTCTTAGCAGCAGCGCTAGCCTTACGAGTAGATGACGCAAGAATTGCACCTGCTGCTTCCATAGATACATTAGACTTTTTAGCAATCTTTTTTTGGACTGCTTTAAATCCAAGATTCTTTTTCATTCTGTTCCTCGTCCACCCTGCCAACCAGGAATCTTTGTGATGTCGCCTTTATACTTAATTAGCAACTCTTCAAACTTTGTAAGTTTGCGTGGTTTAATACGTGTTTGAATATCTCTAACTTCTGCTGGCGTTTTCTTTTTAGGAGCCATTTACTTCTTCTTGCCCATCTTCTTCATAGCCATCTTCTTTGCAGTCTTCTTCATAACCATTTTCTTAGCAGCCTTCTTGGCTGCCTTCTTACCTGCTGGTGTGTATGGGAACTCTTGATTTCCGACCATTGGCATTATATTTGTCCTATCTCTTTCATTACTGCTACGGTTGATTTGTTTACTTTATTTGCATCAGGCATTGTGTTCGAGTTATATGGTCTACCTAATACTTCGGAAGCCTTTTCGGCTTCACGAATTTTTTGCATTGATGTACCGCCAGGTTGTATACCCCGTGCTCTAGCCTCACTGTAAGCATTTAGTTCTTGATTAAATGCTTTTTGTGGCCTTTGACGACGAGAGTCAGCATCACCTGTACCTAGTTCAAGGGTCATAACCTTGCATCCAAAGCATCCTTCTACATATTCAGGATGTGTCTGTATTTGATGTAGGCTCATAGTTCTGTAAAGTTTGCTTCCGTTACTCCTACACCACCAGCAATAAGTGCTGCTTTAGTAGCATCATCTACTGTGTGGGCATAGCCACCACGATAGACAACTGGATACTCAGGTAAATCAGAATCAAGTGGATAACGAATCTGTTGGTACTGTCCATTAGTATTTAATACAATAGATATACCACGGTCTAACTTGTAAAACTCAAACAGTCTATGCATGCCAGCAGGACCTTCTTCAACTGTTGGTGTTTTAAATAACCAGTTAGACATTCATCCTCCTTTAGTGGACTCACCATAAGGCTGGGTTGCCCCAGCCCTACAGTCAATTAACTACTAGAGAGCAGCGATTGATGAACCAGATGTGATTCGGTATAGAGCCTCATCACGGTAGACTGCGAAGCCAAGTACGCCGTACCAACCCATTGGGCGGAAACGCATCAACTTATCAGTTACGTTACCAATAACTACGTGTGGTTCTTCTGCTACGGCTTCTGCCATTGCCTGTGAACCACATGCGATTGTGTTGAATACACGTGTTACTGGAGTTACAGTTACAGTTGTTGAAACTGTTACTGCTGCTGTGTTTGCTGTGTCTACAGTAAATGTAGTTGTTGAACCTGATGTAGTGATAGCAGTAATCTTTGCACCTGAAGCGATACCTGTTCCTGCAATCTTGTCACCAACTTCAGCACGTGTTGCAATAACTGCAGATGAAGCAACGCCGAATGTAAATCCTGCTGATGTTCCTGCTACTGTTACTGCTGTTGTTGCTAGTGTTGACTGGTCTGCACCTGTCTTAGCATTGTATAAACGTGATGACTCTACGAAGAACGCGCCTTCGTACTCACCGATTTCTCCAGCCCAAATCTTGCTTGCTTCTGAAGCAGACTGTGACTGTGGGTAGCGCCATCCTAGGTCGCCTGTCTCAGCACGAAGGTCGTGTGAAACTTCTGGGTGGATACCAACCCAGTATGCATTTCCGCGACGGCCCTTAGCCTTGTTAGCACGCAACTTTGCTACAGCGCGACGGATGTCTGCTGAGTCTAGTGTATCTGCTGCGTCTACGTTTCCAACTGCTGTTGCGTTGCCTGCAAAGATGTTGTTTGTACCTGAGCGTAGAGTTGTCATTGCAACTGTGTCGATAGAATCGGCTAGGTTGTATGCAATGATGTTAGCAATTGCTGGGTCTACATCTGCAAGTGAGAAGAGTTCCAATGCGCGAGTTACTAGAACTGCGTTACCGTACTCATTAAGTGTTACTGTGACAGAGGTAGGAGTTGTCAGTGCTACTGCATCTGGGTCAACTGTCTCTGTTAGTGTTCCTGTTACTGTATCTAGGTCAACGTACTTCTGTAGAACTACTGTTGAGCCTGGAATTGCTTGACGTGCGGGGCGCTTATCTGCGACAGAACGAATTAGGGGTTCTGAACGGAGAGCGAACTCGAGAAGGCGGTCATACGCCTTTTGTACGAGACCAGCGCCGCCAACTGTACCACCGAACGAACCGCTCGAGGTATCTGTATATGCGTTTGCCATGTTTTTTAGTCTCCTTGACTATGAACGGATATTATTGTTGTGATTGAAGAAAAGCAATAAAATCTTCAGCGCTCTCAAAATTACCATTTAGTCGAGCGTTCATATCATTTGCTTTATCTGGCGAAATACCCTGCTGCGTCACAACATCTTGCTGGCGTAATGCCGCAAGATTGAGGTCGTCATTATTAGACTTAGGCTGATACCCAATTAAATCTCCGTTGTCAGATAGCCAATTATTAATTGACTCTTCATTAACTTCGGATATATCTTTTAGGATTAGCCGTGCTGCTTTAGTATTTACGCCCTTCTTTTCTAGGACTTCCTTAAGTGTCGCCTCACGCTGCGCCTTGGAGAATGTCTCAAGTTGCTCAGTAAGTTCCTTAATACGTTTTTCATCTGCACGCTTGGCTTTGCGTAACTTTTTAAGTAAGTCACTACCATCCAATGGTGCTTCCGTTTCTGTATCCAGGTCGTCATCTTCTTCATCCCAGTAGTTGTTGCTCATAGCAACCCACCCTTCTATTCGTTGTTAGTTCGCAGGCCACAGTTCAGTTCGGGGAAACTGGCTGGCTCCTACTATCGGTCTAATACACTGCATGGGGCCGATAGGTCCATGTCAGGAATTTAAAATGCGCCGCGATTTTGGGACGCTAGGCTCTTGCTATCTGCTATACCAGAAGAACCCTTAAAGCGAGAAGCCTCTTCTTCAATTAATCTTTCTTGCTGTGTTAATGCTTTACCGCTTTTACGCAGTATTACATCTTCAGCAAAACCTTGCGTATAAGCAGGGCCACCTTGAGAAGATATTTCACTAAGGAAAGAACCACGTGGCAAAGCCTGTGCAATGTAGCGATATCCAGCCTGTGCTTCGGTCTTATCAACACCAAATTCAGCAAGTGATAGCGCTGATGTAAGTGATGTTGTTAAGCCTTGTGCTACAGCAGAACCACCAATTTCAGCAGCAGTTACCTTCTGCTGTAACTTAGGTAGGTTTTCTGTAGGATTTAAGAAGTAAGAAACTAAATCAGTATCGTTAATGTTGTAAAAAGACTTAAGAGTATTGCGAGTAAATGGGTCAGCGTTTTTAACTCTAGTTACTGCTAGGTCAATACGGTCCTTAAACTCAACGGCAGAAATATCCGCAGCAATAAACTCGGCAAACTTCTTGTAGTTATCTTTACGATTACTGCTTACCATGTTGCCTAAGCCATAGGCTTTAAGCGTCTGTGCATATGAACTTTCAAGGTTAATGTACTCAGCCTCAGATAGTACATTCAAGCCCTTCTTAACACGTTCAAAGTTACCTGCAAAGCGAGTTGCATATGCACCAGCAGGATTAGTCTTTAGTTTAATTAATGCTTCGGCTGATGTAAGACCTTGCTTCATATAGTCTGCAATTTCACCAGCAAGTTCTTCAAGTCCATAAGACCTAAACAAATCCTCAAGCATTGCAAATGCATCACGAGTAGCATCGCTTACATCTATTTTCTTTTTAGCATCATCAAAAGTAGTAGTAATGTTTGCACCATAAAGAGGGCTACCTGGCAAAGTATTAGTTAAAACATTACCGCCTTGTGTGGTAACAACCATACCAGTCTTAGGGTCAATCTTAGATGTAATACCTAAACCACTGTATGATTCATTAATACCCTTGACAACATCAGCAGCACCTGCTGCTGCATCTAACTGTGCTTGGGTCTTACCAGTAGTGCCAACCTTTTGTGTAAAAAATGCATCATCTGTAACCTGTTGCTGTTGCGCTACATTTTTCTGCGCTGCTGCTAATTGTGATGCAATACTTGCTGCTCCAATAGCGCCACCTTCTTGTGCTGCTAATGCACTTGGCGTTATTCCTATTGCTGCTTGGCGCAGTAGTTGTGTTTGCTGATTCTCAAGGCTGGCTAAAGATTTCTTTTGCTTAGCAAGTAATGCTTGTGCTTGCTTTAAAGTTTCTGCTGCTTTTTTTTGCTCTGCTGTCTGTGCCATTAGCCCATGAATCCAAACGACTTAAGTATGGTGTTAGCAAAATCAGCAGCAGTATTACGTGCTTCATCTGTTTGTCGCCATAGTGGGTTTGCTTGCATCTGTCTATTAAACTCTGCAGTACTCATTAGTCCACCATCTCTAGTAAGTGCCATTTGTACATCTTTGTCATTGAAAGCATCGGTAATTGGAATACCTAGTTTTCTTGACTTAATCAATGCATACTGGTCAGCAATGTCTTTAACATTTCCACCATTAGTAATGTGGTCTTTAAGATTGCCATACATAGTTATTGCGTTAAGACGCATACGTTCTGTCTGCTTTTTAATAGCGTCTATTTCTGTGCCACCAGCAATAACATATTTAAGTGCTTCGCCTGCTGTTAGTGGTTGTCCATACTCTGCTCCAGCCTTTTGCAAAGCCGCAATCTGTACAGCAACCTGACTACCCTTGGCAGAGGCAAGGATTTCTCCAGCATCTGTACCCTTAAGGGCTTTAATAACAATAGCGTTTTGAGAATTAAGTCTTTCTTGTGCAGTAAAGGCTTTACCTTTAACAGTAGATTTAGTTATCTTTCCAGTTGCATCACGGGTTGAAACTGTCTCAACCGCAGACTTCTTTTCTCGTTCATTAATGTCTTTATAGTATTCTTCTTTTTCTTGCTGTGTTGCTTCTCTGCCTAGAGCATCAATCATGTAGTCATTGATTTCATTGTAAGCATCGCCAGCAGTAGTAAGAATTAAATCTGTATCTTTAAAGGTTCCAGCCTTGCTTGCTGGTTCTCCCGTTCCAGCCCCACCCTTACCAGAGTTAAACCATGAAGAAAAAGGAACTTCCTTAACGCCTTCAATTTGAATTTTACTTGCAGCATCAAATGTATATTTAGCAATTGCATTATCAAGACCAGACAACCAGTCGTTTTGTTCTAGTTGTTTTTTTGTAATCCAGTTACGGCTAACTAACTCTTGCTTTAAACTTTCTAATTGTCCAGGTGCTGAGTAGTTTTTTAGAAAAGCATCACGTGCTGAAATAATACTTTTATATTGACTAATAGTTGTTGAGCCATCAGCGTTTTTTGTATCAACAAAGTAGATACGGTCTCCATTGAGAATAACATTACCAGAAGATTCAATTGCATAACCTTTAAGTCTGTCATCTGCTACATCTACAGCAGCACCATCTTCAACAGGTAGCGGAGTTTCTACAGTTTTATTTTCAGGTCTAACTACTCCCTTAGGTGCAGGTGGCAGTGGGTCAACCTTTGCCCCAGCCTTCTTAGCAGCAGTCTGAGCATCATAAGCAGCCTGTACTGCTGCATCATACTGAGCCTGACCACGTGAAGGTATAAGCGCTTCTGCTTTTTTAAGAGCATCAAGTGCCTTTTTGTATTCATCAACTGCACCCTGAGCACCCTTTTGCTTTTCGCTTGTACCTTTAGCGCGGTTAAGTTCTAAGCGTGTAGCATTTTTTAAATCTTGTGCTTTCTTGTATGCAGCAGCGGCAGCATCATAGGATTTCTTTATTGCATTAAACTCTTTTATACTAAAGTTGCGTACGCTGCCTGGCTTTGCATCGTTCTTTTCTTTATCTTCCAAGGCAATTAAATACTTTTGCTCTAACCCACCACGTCCGCCAGTACCATTAAGGATATCAAACGTACGGCGTGCTTCTTCTGAAGCATCAAAGAAGGCTTTTTCTAAACCTTTAATGTCAGCCATTACTTTAACTCCTTATATACATAGTATGATTCACGTGAATAAAATCCAAGTATTGATTTAAAGATTGCGCGGTTGGCTTCTGTTACATATAAGTCGCCTACCATTAACTCATTTAGATTAGCCTCTATCTGCTCTTTTCTTTCTCGCTTAAGTTGTGCAATGTTTTCAACATTCTTTAACTCTGGGTCAGTAGAAAAAGCAATAAACTCTCGTATCATTTTAATTGCCATCATTAACTTCTGGCGTGTGGCTGGTCTAACATCGGTCTTAGGGTTTGAAATTAATTGTTCAAGACTATTAAGCATTACAGATTCATTACCAATTTCATTACCAGAACCAATAAGTTCTGAGTTGAGCAATGGGTTGTTAGCCTTTAGTGCTGCGCGTTGCTGCTCTGCTGCTTTAATAACATTGGCTCGTAGTTCTGGGTCTGACAGATTACTAAGAATATCTTTTTGCTGACGAGCAATGTCATAATACTTCTGCTTATCCTCTGCTACCTGTATATCTGTGTAGTAATCTTCAAGAGACTTACTCTCAATAAGACCTGCTGCTTTAATCCAGTTATAAGTACCAGCATTAAAGTCACCAATCTGTGGTGCGAAGATGTAGGCAACCTCGCCATAAGTCTTAATTAAATCAGCGTTCTTGATGCCCCAGTTTTTTAACTTATCTGTGTTCTTAATAAGAACGCTAGTCTGCTTATCCTCACGGGCGACTGTATAGATAAGTTTGCCTGGATTCTTGCCAATGTATGTAGCAAGTGCTACCTCGTATGGGTCTGAGATGTCTCCATTATTAATAGCGGTTATGCCATTAAGAATATCAAAGAACTCTGAACGCAAAGTAGTAATGCCAGTATCTTTAATATAGTCAGGAACTCCTACGGACTCCATAGTTGTAGGTGCAACTGGTGATAACAAACCTAGGAAGTGGCGCATAAACAATACGTTATGTGCTGAGATACGAATGTTCTTTAGATATTCAGACTTCTCTTCATCTGTAGCATTTGCTGTAATACCTATTCCGTTGGCTGCATTGTAGGCAATAGCCTGCTGTGCAGCGGTTACTTCTTGTCTAGACTTTTCATCAAATCCCAACATACCCCAGACACGCTGTAAAGACGAAGGAACAACAGCACGGAATATATCAACATTGTCACCAATGTTACCTAATGCAAAAGTATCAATGCTTTCACCTAGTTGCTGTGAGTATGGCTGTATTGCACCACCAACAAATGGAATTTTTCCTGGAACTACACCAAGAATATTTTTTACAGCAATAACTCCTAGTCCTGCAATAGGGCCAGACAAGGTAGGAAGACCAGCATCTTGTGAGAATGATGGGCTAACCATTCTTAGTTTAAATGTAAACTCATTAAACAATGGCTGGCTATATCCAATATTACCTGTTAGCGCACGAAACGCACCATCTGTAGCCTTATAGATAATGTTATCCATAGGCATTACTACATACGGCTCACCTTCGGCATCGTTAAAGATAGCGCCACTTGATTCAAGTCCTACGTTAACTAAACGCAAACGATACAAGGTACGTGGTGCTACATCCTTTAAACGATAGATGCGGCGATAAAAATCTTCAGTTGCTCTATAGTAACGACCAACGGTACGAATGCTAAATGAAAAGTTAGAACGTATCTTTGGGTTATCGGCAAACTTTAGAATAGTATCTGCTGCTTCACGCACTGCTAATTCAGTAAAACGCTTTTCTGCTATAGCCTTATACTTGTCTTCAACAGCATCAATCTGTTTTTGAGTAGCACCAGCAAAAGGACCCATCTCACGTGCTACCTGTTGACGAACAAACTCTTTTTCAATACCCGCATACTTCTTACGCAACTGGGCATATGTAACCATAACTGCTGGTTGACGGAATAAACCAGTTACTTGTTGGTCCATCCAGTCCATCATAGTATTTCCGTAGCGTCTAAATACAGACTCTACATCAAAGTCACCAAAGGCTATTTCAGTATTAATAGGTCCGCTAATACGGAATCCTTGGCTAGCATCTTGAAACTCATCTAAAGGAATACGTGCAACCGCTGCGTTCCAAGTAGGAATGCGACCAGATTCTGCACTCATCTTGACTAGTTGCCCGTAACTATTCTTAACTACATCTAATAGTCCTTGATTAAACTTGTTAGCATCACCATGGAATGTTTCATACATATCAGTAAACATACGGAATAACTGACCACGGGCAATCTGCTCATCATCTAGTCCACGCCCACGGGCCTGAACTGTGTAGGCTGTGCGTTCTAAAAACGCACCAACAGATAGATTGTCTTGAACCTGCCAAGTTTTAGTTAATGGCTCAAACTTAAAACCAATTTTTTCCATACCAGCATCAAGTGCTAGTTCCATCATTTCCTTACCAGTGCGTGGGTCTATCTCGCCTGGCTTTAATGCATTGTATCTAAAAAATATTTCTGCTGGGTTAAATGTAACTTCATCGGTTAGTTTGGCCTTGTTACCAGCCATCATCTTAAACCATTTTTCAAAGTGCGCTAATGCAACTTCGCGTTCTGTTAGCATAGCCGTATCAATAGTACGGGTTCCTTTACCCATCTTAATACCTAATGCATCAAAAGCCATATCAAGCATAGATGGTGTAATAACTGATGCAACAATCTCCTCGCCATAACGACCAGATATGCCACTGCTAGCAACAAGAGAAGCAGCCATTGAGTTAAGCGCATCAGGTGAATGCACAAAGGCTTGCATTAAATAACCAGCAGTTTCAGGGTCAACATAACGACCATACATTTGTGAAACAGCATCAGATATTGCTTGACGTTTTTCTAAACTTGTTAAAAGAACAACATCAACTTCTAATTCATCTGCTTTGTTTTGCAAAATTGTTTGTCTATCTAAAATTGATAGCGCTTCTTCGTGAGAGTAACGCGGTTGTTGCCCCATACGCATAGGTAAATCTGCGCGGGGCGCAAACTTTAATGTTTTTTGAATACTACGACGAATAGGACCACTAGCAGATTTAGAACCTGTAGCAGCACGGGACATATTTCCTAGTCTTAATCCTTCTAAGGATGCAAATCTACGCATATCTTTAGTAGGTGCAGATAGTAAATACATAGTTGCTTCGTCAATAGCAGAACGAACACCTAAACGTGGGAACAAAGTTAAAATAGACCATGCATCAACTAGTCTTTTTGAAAAATTACCTTGTGTTGCTCCGCCAAGTGCAGTAATAATGTTTTTCTTAGACTTAATTTCCCACACAGTTGACCCGATTGTGTCATAAGGTAGTGGGCCAATAGCCCATGTAGTCTGATAAGGCTGCAACGGACCTTCGGTATTAACAAAAAATCCTGATTCAGATTCACGAACAGTGTTTGCTGGTGCAAACTTAACATGGTCTGGGTTAATTGCTAGGTCTCGCTTGGTAGCAAAGCCTGCTTTATCACCATACTTGTCCTGTAGTGTCTTAAGAATTAAATCTTCACCCTTAACACTGCCACCTAGTCCCATTGAGTACATAGTTGCAGCATCTAAGTTACGCAAAATAACTACTTGCTCATCAGCAGTTGATTCTAAAAAGCGAACAGTTAACGCTTGAGCCATATCTTTTGGCAAAATCTGACGAGCACGGGCTGTAAAGTTAAAAGCAGTATCAATAGCATTAACACCAACTCGTACTTCTAGTCCTTGTGGCGAACGTGCCGCTAAGCGGCCAATTCTTTTCCAACCTTTAATCTCTTCATTGGCCTTTAATACTACGGACATGTCAGAGTTAGGATTAACTAAACGCTGAAGTGAATCTTCTGCATTAAGAAATGCAGCACTAATTGGTTCAAGAGCAGCATCTCTTTCAGCAGCATTACGAGACATGTTATTAAAGACTCTGTCTAGTGAACGTGTTATTGCATCTGCAAACAAACGACTTTGACGGGCTACCACTACACCATTACGCATGTAAGTTAAACCATCAACTCGGCCTGCTAGTAATAAATTTAAATTGCCAGCATTTTCAAAGTATCCTTGTGCTGATGCAGCATCAAATACTTCTCCATCTACAAGTGCCTTAATTGCGCTTTGGTCATTATACCCAGGAAAGTTTTTTGCAATTTCATCTAGTGCAATTGACTTTGCACCTGGAGTTCCGCTTGAGTCTTTTACCTTTTTAAGCGCAGGACCTAGTCCATCTTGCCAGAATGAATAAACTAACGGATTCTTAAATGTATCTCCAACAGCCTTTTCTACTGAAACACCATTGTTAATTGCTTCAGTAAGCGAGTTAGCAATACGCTCACCCTTAGTTACACCCTTGCTTAGTCCACCTGTTATCCAAGTAAGTGGGTCTATAGCAATCTGATAAACAAAATCTATAACACCAGATACATTTTTTGTTGTACCACTAACACCACTTGATGGTGGCTTGCGGTCAAGCATACGAGCAATGTCTCGTCCTGGAGAAATCTGTGCATACTTTACGCCATCTAGTACTTCTTTAAAAGCCTCTGGTTCATCATAGGCTTTTTTAATTGAGTTAAGAAGGTTAGCGTCTACTTTACCAAAGTCTTGAACAATCTCGCCAGGAGTTTTACCCGCAAGTAATCCTTTAGCAACCATAACATCAAACTCACCAAAGTAACTGGTCGCTTCCGCCAAAGCCTTGTCATCATATTGATTCTTTCCGTCCCATGCATCTGTCCATGTTTTCATTGAAAACAAATCTTCGCCCTGTGCAACCTGTCGTGCTACCTTGTAAGGCTGGTTAATCAAGCGGTTATACTGTCCACCTAGTTTAAATAAACCAATTAATGGTGATGCAACTATTGTTCCGATAGTTTTGGCAACACCAAAGAGACGGTCTGATATATCAGGTGCATCCTGCATGTAGTCAGCATCTTTAAACATAAACTTTAGTTGGTCTTGAAATTGAGGCTCTAAACGGTTATATTCTTTACGAGCCA